GGTACGGCGACCGTGGTCATCCTTGGCTTTTAATCAAGTCAAGGCACTACGTTGGCGCACAAAGTTACTCGAGGATTAACACTTCCTCGGGTGCTCTTGTGTATCAAGGTCCCATCACGTGTGGTTCTATCCCAACCTTTCCGGAAGGGGCGAGTCCGACGCCGATGTCCGACGCATCCTTGGATGCGAACGGGTCGACGTTATACGCGCGAGCCACACCGACAAATCCTGCATTCTCCTTGAGCCGCTCTTTGGGCGAGCTCAAGAAGGATGGTCTGCCTGATCTAGTGGGCATGTCCGTGCTCAAAGAGAGAACTCGTTACCTGAAAGACTCTGGTGACGAATATCTCAATGCGCAATTCGGATGGGCACCGCTAGTCAGTGATCTGCGGAAGTTTGCCCAAACCGTCAAGGGGTCGAATAAAGTACTTCGACACCATGATCGGCAGATGGGCCACCATCACGTCAGACGCAGACGATCTCTACCCATGTCCAGCACCACGACAAGCTACAAGGGGACGAATGGAATTCTCGCCCCCCTAGCGCTCAATCTTGGTGCTGATGTGGTAGCTGAGAAGACCGATCTTCAAGAGATCTGGTTTTCAGGCGCTTTCCGGTATTTTGTCCCGATTAATGACACACTTCGGGGCAAGATGCAATACTGGGAGTCTCAAGCGAATCATCTACTTGGGACGCGTCCCACACCTGCATTGGTGTGGCAGCTAGCTCCATGGTCCTGGGCTGTTGACTGGTTCTCCAACGTTGGGGATGTCATGAAAAACATCTCTGCGTTGGGCCACGACAGTTTGGTGTTGCAGTATGGGTATGCGATGTGTCACACAAAACGTGATTATCGCATGCACATGACACGGGTCGCCCCTTCGGGCGGTGCTGCTATCGATGTGAATCGACAGCACATCTACGAGATCAAACAGCGTAGACCCGCAACACCATATGGTTTCGGTGTCAACCTGACCTCTCTCTCGAGTAGTCAGCTTGCCATCGTCGCCGCTCTTGGTCTCTCCAAGGGTGGTAAGTACTGGTAGTTCACCAGTACGCAACACACAACAAGGGACTTTTCGTCCCTCGAGAGGAGAGTCTGCCTTGGCATTCTCTGATCCACAAACTGTCACCATCAACGCCGTCGCCAAGACCCTTAACCGGGTCTCGACGGGGGAGAATAAGTCCCAGTACTCGCTTGACACTGGTGACTACAAGCTCCTCGTGGCCCACCAATACGGAAATCGTATGCGGCGGACCGTACGGCTTGACATCCGAAAGCTGTCTGCCGACCCCCTGATCTCGGCACAGAACGTCGAACGCAGTATGTCAATCTACACTGTGTTCGATCTTCCTGTGCAGGGCTGGACGGTCGCGCAGGCCAAGCTTGAGACCGATGGGTACTTCGCGTACCTCACCGCGTCATCGGGTGCCATCGTCACCAAGATCCTTGGGGGCGAGTCTTAGAACTCCCATCCACAACACCACGCTGGAAGGACTGATCATGGATATGGAAAACAACTCCGCGAATGATGAATTCGAGGTGAAGTTCCCACCGTCTGCGACCAGTCTCTTCTGGCGTGGTGTGGATGGGAAGACCGCTCACGAGGCCTTGCTCTCGTACGTTAGCGTGCCTTCGGCTTGTGCATGCGGTTGTCAAGAGGGCAGCGACTACACTGCTGATGATGAACTTCTCTCTCCAGAGGAGATCATCCACGCAGTCATGTTGCTGAACTCGACCACCCGCATGTACCAGGTCAAGCACGCCATCGACGGGTACCTCTGGAATAAAGAAGTCATCGAAGGATGACCTCAGAGGTAGACGAGGGTGACATGGAAAAGGCCAAGGCTGAGGATTGCGACCCTACCATTCAAGGAGGGCACAATGAAAAGCCTGATCGACCTCTTCCACACGGTTCTCAGAGAAATGGGAACCAGATGTTGTGTTTGCACCATCCGTGACTATCAAACTGTCACGGAACGAATCGAACACGAGGGGTTGTCGTTTCTCACGATAACCTTGCCCGCCTACGGTAACGACTTCCAAAGAGCGTTGTCGTTAGGTTCGGCAGATCCCGACCTCTTCAGATCATTTCATCGAAGAGGCAGTCTCCCCAGATTTCTCGGGGGTTTCTTGGATCGTGTGTTCGATCGGAGCAGTGGTCTCTTGCTCGATGACCCATGCGTGGATTCCATCTTCGCGATACGTCAGTTAACACTGATGTTCGGGAAGATCCTCATGCCGTGCAGCGATGCACGAATCAGAGGCGCCATGCGCAAGTACATCGAGTGTGAGCAGGAAGTCCGAGAGGCAGACAAGAAGATCTCGGTGGAAGAGTTGAACGACTTCCATCGCGTGTCTGTTCTCCTGTGGGCTGGTGTGCTTAACCGACTAGATGGAGACATCTACGAGGGCAAGCTCATCCCCCAGCATGGTCCTGGCGCTACAGCAGATCGGCTTAAGGGAAACCGAAAGTACGATCTGACTGAGTGGCCTGAACGCTTAGAGCGAGTGTTCCCTCACGGGGACAACGCTCTCGCGAATCTGAGGTTTTCTTACCTCAGAGACCGGATTGACTTCCTCGAACCCGGCGCAGAGAGGCCCGTCAGGGTCATATCTGTGCCTAAGACGCTCAAGACACCGAGAGTGATTGCAATTGAGCCGACTGCTATGCAATACATGCAGCAGGCTATCAAGCGCAATCTCTACAGGTACATCGAGCAGGGGTATTACGAGTGTTCAAAGTTCTACTCGTGCCCTGCCCAAGGTATGATCGGGTTCGATGACCAGATCCCTAACCAGGAGATGGCTAGAATCGGTTCCCTTACGGGGGCCCTTGCTACGCTCGACCTGAGCGAAGCGTCCGATCGTGTCTCGAATCAGCATGTACGGACCCTATTGCGTAACCATCCTCAACTCAATGAGGCTGTTGATGCATGCAGGTCACGGAAGGCTGATGTCGCTGGTCATGGCGTTGTACGCCTGGCCAAGTTCGCGTCTATGGGTTCTGCACTCACGTTCCCTATTGAAGCCATGGTCTTCTTGACATTGGTCTTCGTAGGGATTGAACGTGTGCACAAGAGCCAGCTCACTCGGAAGCAGATTATGCGTTTCCGAGGAAAGGTGCGCGTCTACGGGGACGACATCATTGTCCCTGTGGAATACACACACTCAGTCGTCAGTACCTTGGAGTCATTCGGCTACAAGGTGAACACTGACAAGAGTTTCTGGAACGGGAAGTTCCGAGAGTCTTGTGGCAAGGAGTACTTCGATGGACACGACGTAAGCATTTGTCGTGTTCGACGATCACTACCGGCCCGACTGACTGACGTTCAGGAGTTGATCTCGACCGTATCCCTTCGGAACCAGTTATACTTCGCTGGTCTCTGGAACACGGCGAGAGAGTTGGATACGCTGCTGGAGCGGATTTTGGTCCACTACCCTGCAGTTATGCCAACTTCTCCTGCGCTGGGCCGTCATTCCCATTTAGGAGCTGATTCAGGCTCCAAGTGGGATGACGATTTGCATGTGCGCATGGTTCGTGCATATGTACCCAAGTCCCTCATTCCGAAGAGTAACATCTCGGGTGAGGGCGCCCTGCTGAAGTGCTTATTGTCGCAGAGCGATGAGCCAGTCGCTGATGAGAAGCATCTTGAACGTCAAGGACGTCCTGTAGCCGTCAACATCAAGCTCAGGTGGGTCATGCCCCATTAGAGGGGCGTGAGGTGCAGCTAACCACTGCGCTAGTGCTGGGGAACTAGTGTCACTTCCCGGTCTGCCCTTCGGGGCAGGTAGGGGATGCACTGGCCGTGC